TGGCGGGAAGAGATTGAGCGCGTTTGGACACCCAGAACCACCCGTTTGCGCTATTATTTTGAATGGGGCGCTGGCATCCGGTTTAAATATGAGAAAATTCATGCCCGAAAAGGGTATTTCTGGCACCATCCATGCCACGAATACCCGGTTGCGGATGGGCGGATCGTGGAAAACTGGGCCAATTCAGAGATGTTGCTGGTCAGTCACCATCCAGACCCTACCAAAAGCCGTGGTCAGTACCTGGATTTGTTGGCTTTATCGGTTAAGGAAGACCCGCACTGCCCGCGCAATGCCTTCTATTACGCCCGCGAGCTTACCTTCAATTACCGCTGGCATGATGCCATCAAGGAATTGCACCGATATTTAGATTTGCCGCATGCCAACTGGCCAAATGAGCGGTGCTATGCCTACCGGCTCCTTGGGAAGGCGCATGGCGAGCTTGGTGATCAGGTTCAGTCTGAGAAGTTTTACCAGCTTGCCGCCAGTGAGGCACCAGGAACCCGTGAACCGTGGTGTGAGCTTGCGTTGCTGTATTACCGGCAGCATCGCTGGCCGGATTGCTATGCGGCCTCCATGCGTGCTTTGGAAATCAAGGACAAGCAACTGGTTTATACCTGTGATCCCGCTGTCTGGGGCCATTGGGCGCATGATCTGGCGTCAATTTCGGCCTGGAACATGGGCATGAAAGAGGTTGCCTTGGAGCAGGGGAAATTGGCTTTAATGCATTCACCCGAAGATGCTAGGCTGCAAGCCAATTTGGCTTTCATGGCAGGAATTCAGCAAGAGGCCGCATGATGGAAATACCCAAGCTCACGCCGGTTATTCAATTTGCCACAGCCAGCTTTGCGCTGGCTGTTGGCGGCTATACGGCTGGTGAGAAGTTTGGGTGGTTTAAGAATGAGATAATCGTCTGGGCGCCGCAGCATTTCAGAATTGTCGATGCCAAGATCGGGCAGCCTGTTACGGTTACAGTGGCGCGGATTAAGAAGCGTGATGACTGCTCCGTTGAGGGTTTTGAGGTGACGGTGCGCGACGGCGCTGGTGTTATCCACCCTGCTACCCCAAGTATGACCCGGTTCACCGGCCCTGCTGGCCCTGAGATCGACACTTTTACCTACTTGCTGGATATCTCAGATAAGGAAACCATAGCCCCTGGGCGGGCAACCTTGTTAGCTACCATCAAGTATAAGTGTCCTGAAGGTGAACGGACTGTTACCTATCCCCGGCACCAGAACCTGACCTTTATGCTGGAGAAGTGACATGGAAAGCCTGCTGAACCTTGTGCGCACGGTCGCTCCAAGCATCGCCAGCGCCGTGGGCGGCCCCTTGGCTGGCATGGCCACCAGGGCGATCTCAGAAGCCCTCCTGGGTAAGCCTGACGGCTCTGAGCAGGAGCTTACCGAAGCGGCGGCCAGGGCGACCCCGGAGCAGCTCCTGGCGTTGAAGCAGGCCGAGCAGGACTTCGCTGTGAAGATGCGCGAATTGGATATTGACCTGGAGCGGTTTGCCAATGAGGACCGAGACAGTGCGCGCAACCGTGAGGTCGCCACCAGGGATTGGACGCCACGCATTTTGGCGGGGTTGATCACGGCGGGCTATTTTGGAGTGCTGTTTCACATGCTCAGGAATGGCTTGCCGCAGCATGGCGGGTCCGAAGCCATGCTGGTGATGCTTGGCACCTTGGGAACCGCCTGGGGCGGCGTGGTGGCCTACTATTTTGGCTCTTCGGCTGGCTCCAAGGCTAAGGATGAAGCTATGCGTAGAAATTCCAAATGACTTGGGCTAAAGGAGTGGTTTAATATCCCTCCCGGCAAGGGGTTTTGCCTATGACCACAGGTTTGACGTACAGCCAGTATGTGAGCGAGATCGCCACCCTTGCGGTCGTGCCGACTGACGACCCGAATTTTGTGGAAATCCTCCCGCAGATGATCACCTATGCGGAAAACCGCATTTACCGTGATCTGGACCTGCTTGAGACTGTCACTTCAGTTAGCTCATATACTACCACTCAGAATGCGCGCACAGTCACATTTCCGATTGCTGACTTTATCACGGTGCAGGAGGTGAATGTCATTACCCCTGCTGGCGTGACTGTTCCTGATTTTGGCACTAGGGTCACGCTGCTGCCGGTTACAAAAGAGTGGATGAATTACAATTACGTCAGCAACACCTCGGCAGGGGTGCCGTATTATTTTGCAATGTTCAATCAGAACACGATCATCCTTGGGCCTTGGCCGGATGACACTTATACCATTGAGATTGTGGGTACGTTCCGCCCGGATTCGCTGTCTGCGGCCAACACTTCAACCTTTGTGTCGCTCTATCTGCCTGATCTGCTGATCATGGCATCCATGATTTACATCAGCGCTTTCCAGCGTAACTTCATTTCGGCGGCAGCCAATGACCCGCAGATGCCAGTCAACTATGAGACTCAGTATCAGACTTTGCTGAAGGGGGCGATGGTTGAAGAGGCGCGCAAGAAGTTCCAATCGTCCGGTTGGACTTCTATGTCGCCTTCCCCTGTGGCCACCCCGACCAGGGGATAAGGTATGCCTCACGCCACGCTCAAACTGATCCCAGGCGTTGATCAAAACCGGACCCCGGCTTTGAATGAGGCTGCGCTGTCTGAAAGCCAGCTTATCCGGTTTGTGCAGGATCGTCAGGGTTTGGGGCTGCCTCAGAAGCTTGGCGGTTGGACACGATATTACCCAAATGCCTTGGCTGCCACGCCTAGGGCTATGTTGGCTTGGCAGGACAATAATGGTCAGCAGTATCTGGCGGTTGGCTGCGAAGCTCCAGCATCTATTAATATACCGCCGCCTGGAGCCCCGATTTATGTCATCAATAATGGCACGGCAAGAAATCTTGTGCCTCAAGTTGATCGGCATGATGTCGCGGTAGATGTCACGACAACAACGACATCAAATAGCGTCATAATTGAAGACACCGCCAGTAATATGACTGACTATAATGCGGTTTTTGTTTTGACGCACATTTCGGTTGGCGGCGTCATTATTTTTGGTTTTTACAGAACCTATCAGGTCAGCGCTAATACTTATGAAATTTTTCTGACTGATGTTCTTGGCAATCCGGTAATACCTACTTCTGCTGTTTCAAGTGGTGGTTTAGTCGCTGAGTTTGATGTCACCAATGGCTCTTCGGTGGTGACCGTGACATTGAACAATCACGGGTACTCTGTTGGCGACACTTATCCCGTTCTTGTTTCAACCACACTTGGTGGCGTCACTCTATTTGGTAATTACACTGTCACAAGCATTGTCAGTGCCAATGAATTTACCATTAATGCACCGCAGCAAGCGACCTCCACCACAAGCGCGTTCATAAATGGCGGTGATGCTGCTTATGATTATTATTACGGGTTTGGTTCTCTAACTTCTGGCACAGGTTACGGTGTTGGTGGTTATGGAACGGGTGGTTATGGCTCTGGGGTTGCTATTATTCCTGCTAGTGGCGATGAATTGGTGGCAACAGATTGGACGCTTGATAATTGGGGGGACACGTTAATTGCTTGCCCAAATGGTTTGACGTTTGGGCCTGCGGTTTCCAACCCTCTTGGGGGGCCGATTTATCAATGGTCGCCGCAAACTAACTCGCCAACATTGAATATTATCCCTGAAGCTCCGGTAGCTAATGCGGGTATTTTTGTTGCGATGCCGCAACGTCAAATCATTGCTTGGGGTTCAACTTTTAATGGCGTTCAAGACCCATTGTTGATCCGCTGGTGCGAGATTGAGGATTATCAGCAATGGATTGCACTTCCGACCAATCAGGCCGGATCATATCGCATTCCGAAAGGCTCAGAGATTGTTGGGTGTATTCAGGGGCCTCAGCAGGGCCTGATCTGGACCGACTTGGCTTTGTGGGCGATGCAGTATGTCGGCGCCCCGTATGTGTATTCATTTAATGAAATCGGAAATGGCTGCGGTTTGATTGCGCCAAAGGCTGCTGCATCTTTGAATGGCGTCATTTATTGGATGTCTCAAAGCCAGTTCTTTATGTATGCCAATGGTGGTGTGCAAGGCATTCAATGCCCTATTTGGGATGTAATTTTTCAGGACTTGGATACGACCAATCTCAATAAAATCAGGATTGCGGTAAATTCCCGTTTTAATGAAGTGGCTTGGTTTTATCCCACCATGAGTAATGGTGGGGAGGTTAATGCCTATGTGAAGTACAATGTGGGGTTAAATCAGTGGGATTTTGGAACGCTTTCCCGCACTGCCTGGATCAATCAATCGGTTCTTGGCCCCCCAATTGGGGCAACACCGCAAGGGTTAATCTATCAGCATGAGACTTCTCAAAATGCTGATGGGGCGCCGATGAATTCATACTTTCAGACGGGGTACTTTACGCTCTCTGAAGGTGATGTTCTGACGTATATTGATCAGTTCTGGCCCGATGCGAAATGGGGTTATTATGAGGGTACGCAGGACGCCAATCTGCTTTTGACTTTTTATGTCC